CCACAAAACCTTACCAGTTGGGTCAACTGGGTGAATTCTTTGAGGAAACTCAATGTCAGAAGTAGCAGAACGACTTGCCGCCAATGTGGTGACAAGTGAAAATTTAGCTGAATTTAATGCCAAACGAATGGGTTTAGCTGATCCACTCCCAAGCGAGGCTGTCCAAGAGGCAGAGCCGCAAGAGGTAGAGCAGGAGCAGAGTGAGCCGACAGAGGTAGAGAACGAAGCAACAGCAACAGAGGATCGAAAACAAAATCCCAAGCTGGAAAGACGGTTTTCAGAGATAACCAAGCAACGTGAATCAGCGCGGGAAGAAGCCCGTAGGGAACGCGAAGCTAGGGAAACTTTGGAAGCAAAGGTAAGGGACTTGGAAGCCAAGATTCAGCCTAAAGCTGAACCAGTAGCCGAAACAGAACCACAGCCCGAACAGTTTAGCGATATGTATGAATACGCCAAGGCGTTAACAGACTATCGTGTTGAACAGCGATTGCAGGAAGAAAAGCAAAAGGAAGTGCAGGCTAAGGTTGCCGCCGAACACGCCAAGTTAATTGACGCTTGGGGTCAGAGGGTAAGGGAAGCTAAAGCCGAAATGCCAGACTTTGATGACATGATTAGTTCCACAGACGTTACTATTAGTAACGAAGTGCGGGATGCAATCTTTGAATCTGAGGTTGGCCCGCGCATCTTGTATCACCTTGCTGAAAATCCTGACTTTGCTGTCAAGCTGCAAGGTATGACCTTGACCGCCGCCTTGAAAGCAATAGGGAAATTGGAAGGCCAGTACGAAAAGACTGACCCACAAACAAAGACTGTTGTTGGAAGAAGTAAAGCACCCGCGCCGATCAATCCAATCCGATCAGCAGCTAACGGGCGTGATGTGAACCTAACCAGTGATGGGCAATTTCATGGTTCGTATCAGGCTTGGAGAGCAGCAAGATTGGCTGGAAAGATTCGCTAAACCCATTCTTTTAAGGAAATAACATGGCAAATAATTTATTGACTATTTCAATGATCACCAATGAAGCATTGATGGTCTTGGAAAACGAATTGACTTTTTCAAGCGAAGTCGAACGCAACTATGACGATCAATTCGCCGTTACCGGCGCAAAGATCGGTGCAACTTTGAACGTCCGCAAACCCGGTCGCTTCATCGGCACAACTGGCCCTGCTTTGAACGTTGAAGATTTCAACGAAACATCAGTGCCTGTAACCTTAAGTACCCAATTTCACGTGGATACGCAGTTTACAAGCCAAGATTTAGCACTTTCGTTGGATATGTTCAGTGACCGTGTATTGAAACCCGCTGTCGCCGCTATCGCCAACAAGATTGACTTTGACGGTTTGACAATGGCTAAAAACACCACTGCTAACATTGTTGGTACTGCTGGTACACCCCCAACTGGCTTGATCACATACCTGACCGCAGGCGCGTATCTTGACAGCGAAGGCGCACCCCGTGACGGTCGCCGTTCATGTATCGTTGAGCCTTTTACTGGCGCAACCATTGTTGACAGCTTGAAGGGTTTATTTGTTCCTTCAGAGAAAATTGCGGCTCAATACAGCAAAGGCATGATGGGCCGAGATTCCGCGGGGATGTCGTGGAAAATGGACCAAAACGTTGTGGCACAAACATTCGGTTCTTACAGCACCGCTACTTTGTCATGCGCTACCACTACAGCAACTGGTTTCTTGACCAGCGGCTGGGCATCTACTTCTACCATTGCACTGACCGCCGCTACAGCTACTGCTGCCTTGAAACAAGGTGACGTGATTACGATTGCTAACGTTTACGCAGTCAACCCACAGAACCGCCAAGCCTACGGCAGCAACCGTTTGCGTAACTTTGTGGTGACCGCACCTGTAACCGTGTCAACTTCAGGCACAACCTCTGTGACTGTTAGCCCTGCCGTGATTACTGCTGGTCAGTTCCAAAACGTTACCGTGGCAAGCACCAGCGCATCTGCTGTTGTGACCCCATTCAACAACACTGGCACTGTTTCTCCACAGAATATCGTGATGCACAAAAATGCTTTCACCTTAGCCTGTGCTGATTTGGAATTGCCTGATGGCGTTCACTTTGCTGGTCGCGCAAGCGATAAGGAATTGGGTCTGTCCATGCGTGTGGTTCGCCAATACACAATCAACAACGATTCAATTCCGACTCGCGTTGATGTGTTGTATGGTTGGGCGCCTTTGTACCCTGAACTTGCCTGCCGCGTTGCAGCCTAATTAACCTCTATTTAAAGGAAAACATATCATGGCAAACCCCGGACCAGCATCAGTACAAACAATTCACCCACAAAACGTATTGTCCAATCAAGCAATTCGTCTTTTGGCTTACGCAAACAACGTTCCAGTTAGCGCAACAGGTGACGCATCAGTTACCCTCCCAGTGTTTAACACTTCTTCCTACAACGTCCAGTATGTAGCTATTACCAACGCAAACGTAGACGTTAGCGGCGGCGCATTGGCTATTTGGACAGCGCCAGCAGGAACAGGCACTGAGATCGTGACTAACGCATCATTGACCAGCAACACAAGTTCAACCTATGTCACCAACGCAACCGTGGTTGCTGGTACTAAGGCAACACGCTTGACAGCACAAACTCTGTATGTCAAGGTTGGCACAGCAGTCGCTGGCGGCACTGTGGATATTTTTGTGTATGGATACGATTTCTCCGAGTTTTAATCGGGAATGAGTTAAGAAAGGCCATCCTCAAAAGGGGTGGCTTTTTCTATTTGTAAGCCTATAATTCATAAACTTTTGAAGGACTGAAAATGGTCAATGTCTCAGTTATGCGCCTATCAGGTCGCACATACGCCTTAGATTTAACGTCCACAGCAAGTTCCGCGCTGTTGATTGACTCCACCACAAACGATCAAACCAACTATGTGCATTTGCTCAATACTGGCACTGGTGTGGCGGCGGTGGAATTAGCTAATTCAAGCACTGTTCCTACCCCTAGCATTGCCACAACTGGCAACAAAGGTTCTTATGTATTGCCTGCCGCAATGAATTATCCTTTGATTATCGCAGCGCCTAAAGCGCCGTTTTACATTAGAGCAGTCAGTTCAGGTACAAATACACTTTACATCACAGCCGCACAAGCGGGTTAAAAGGGGGTTGGAATGTCCAACGAAGCCGCCGTTACATCAACGACAAATATTGTTCCTGTACAGGGCATTTTCCAACCAGCCCCAACATTTGACCTAATTTCACTGATTGGCCCTGCGGGTACGCCGTTTTATGCTTCAATTTCGCCTAATCAATCAGGCTTGAACATAACAAACAGCACGATAAATAGCACCACAATTGGGGCAACAAGCCCATCCACAGCGGCTTTTACTTCAGGCACTGTGGCGGCTGCGCCCTCTGCGGCTACTGACCTTGTCAACAAACAATATGTGGACTATTTTGCCGCTGGATTGAGTTGGAAACAACCAGTTAATGCCGCATCAACTGCAAACATCACTAGTTTGTCAGGATTGCAGACCATTGACACGGTTTCTTTGGTGGCTGGTAACACGGTTTTGGTAAAAAATCAATCCACAGCATCACAAAACGGCATCTATTTGGTGGCATCAGGCGCATGGACTCGCAGCGTTGGCGCGGATACATGGGATGAGTATGTAGGCGCGATTGTGTTTGTGATTTCAGGATCACAGGCTGATTCGGCGTGGTATTCATCGGCACAGCCCGGCGGCACTCTTGGAACAACCGCCATCAATTGGTACAACTTTTCTGTTGCCTCCACCTACACCGCAGGCACTGGCTTAACTTTAGCAGCCACCCAGTTCAGCATCACAAACACTGGCGTTACCGCCGCTGCTTATGGTTCAGCAACCCAAGTAGGGACGTTTACAGTCAACGCCCAAGGCCAATTAACTTTGGCTGGAAACACCACCGTAACCCCCGCAGTTGGGTCAATTACGGGTTTGGGTACTGGGGTAGCCACTTGGCTTGCAACGCCATCTAGCGCCAATTTAGCGGCGGCTGTAACAGATGAAACAGGCAGTGGGGCATTGGTATTTGCCACAAGCCCAACCTTGGTAACTCCCATTTTGGGAACACCTCAATCGGGTAATTTCTCCACTGGAACATTTACTTGGCCTACGTTTAACCAAAACACATCAGGCAATGCGGCTACGGCTACATTGGCAACAACTGCAACTAATCTTGCGGGTGGCGCGGCTGGTTCATTGCCTTACCAAAGCGCGGCTGGCGCTACTGCAATGCTTGGGGCTGGTTCTAATGGGCAAGTGTTAACTTTGGCGGCTGGCATTCCATCATGGGCAACGCCTACAACTGGAACAGTTACTTCTGTTGCCCAAACATTTACTGGCGGCATTGTTTCTGTTGGTGGTTCACCTATTACCTCATCAGGCACTTTGGCTTTGACAGTGGCAGGAACATCAGGAGGTATTCCTTACTTTTCTAGCGCAACGACATGGGCATCATCTGCGGCTTTAACGCAATATGGTGTTGTTTATGGTGGTGGCGCGGCTGGCGCACCAGTGGCAACTGCCGCAGGAACGACAGGTCAGGTTTTAGTTGGCAACACAAGCGCAGCGCCATCTTGGGCGGCTTTGTCTAGCACTGCGGTTTCTAGTATCACGTTTGGAACAACTGGGTTAACCCCAGCCACAGCCACACAAGGTGCGGTTACGGTTGCTGGCACTTTGGTGGTTGGCAATGGCGGCACAGGCGTGGCGACTTTAAGCGGATTGGCTTATGGAAATGGTACTAGCGCATTTACCGCGGCAACCGCAGCGCAAGTTGTTTCTGTTATTAGCACAACTGCTGTAACAAATGCAACCAACGCAACAAATGCCACAAACATAGGAATTACTGACGACACAACTACGGCAAGTGCGGTTTATCCAACATGGGTAACAACCACTACAGGTAATCTGCCAGCAAAAACAGCTTCCACCAAGTTTTCATTTATTCCATCAACTGGCTATTTGAGTGTTACTGGCTTGACAAGCCCTGTGATCAACAACCCAACAGTTACCAACTACGTTGAATCTGTTGTTGCAATTGGTAACTCAGGCACAACGCAAACATTGGCTTTGACTAACGGCACGGTGCAAACTGTGACCATGACGGGTAACTGTACTTTCACTATGCCCACAGCAACGGCAGGCAAGTCTTTCATCCTGATTTGCACACAAGATGCAACAGGTTCGCGCACAGGCGTATTCACTAGTGTGAAGTGGCCTGCTGGAACAGCACCAACATTGACCACCACAGCAACCACAGGCGTTGACATACTGACTTTTGTGGCTAATGGTACAAGTTGGTTTGGTACATACGCACAGGCATTTGCATAATGTTTGCCGCTAAAAACGAACTCTTTACCCGCCCAAGCGGTAGCTATCAAATTAGCCGCAGTGTGCGTCTGCGTGCAAGTGCAAGTGCTTATTTTGGTAGAACACCAAGCGTTGCTGGTAATCGTCAAATATGGACTTGGAGTGCATGGGTAAAGCGAGGTTCTTTAGGTTCTGCTCAAACTTTATTTAATGCATCTGATGGAACAGGCACTAACGAAGCTTTAATTAGTTTTCCAGCAACAGATGTTTTTCGATTTTATTCATATATTGGCAGTATGCAGTTGCAACTTGATACAACTCAAGTATTTCGTGACCCCTCTGCTTGGTATCATTTTGTTGTTTCTGTTGATACAACTCAAGCAACGGCATCAAATCGCGCAAAATTATATGTAAATGGAAGCCAAATAACAGCTTTGGGCGTAGCAACATATCCAGCGCAGAATTACGATACCTACATTAACACTACTCAGCCTCATTCAATTGGTAGAGATGCTTTTGTTGGTCGTTATTTTGACGGTTATTTAACCGAAATAAACTTCATTAGCGGTCAAGCCCTAACACCATCATCCTTTGGCTCTACCAACGCTGTCACAGGCGTATGGCAACCTATTAAGTACACAGGCACATACGGCACTAACGGCTTTTATCTGAACTTCAGCGACAACAGTAATAACACGGCTACAACCATTGGCAAGGACTACTCAGGCAACGGCAACAACTGGACACCCAACAACATCAGCGTGACTGCTGGTGTGACGTATGACAGCATGGTGGACTCACCTACTGTGGGGGCTACGAGTAGTAATTACTGCGTTTTGAATCCTTTGCTTCCATTAAATTCAACTGCAAGCGATGGAAATTTAAAAGGCACATTAAATGCGGCTTCTGTTACCACAATCATGCAAGGAACATTAGCTGGAGGTGGCACAGGTAAGTTTTATTGGGAATCTACTTATGTAAGCCGTTCTGGAAACAGCGCCTTAACAATTGGCGGTGTTCGTTCAGATGTGTTTAATGCTGACCCATCAGGTACTGGTGGTTTTGGATACTATTCAGTAGGCGGTCAAGTGTTTGTAAATGGCTCAACCGTAGCCACTTACGCAACTTATGCAACTGGCGATGTAATTGGCGTGGCTTTAGATTTAACAAACAACCAAGTTACTTTTTACAAAAATGGAACTTCTCAAGGAACTGTTTCAATATCGTCTGGATACTCATGGATGCCAGCGTTTGCAAATGGAACATCTACTGGAAATCAAGTTGTCACAATAAACTGCGGTCAACAACCATTCACCTACACACCACCATCAGGCTTTGTTGCACTAAACACGCAGAACCTACCAACGCCAACTATTAGCAATGGTGCTAATTACATGGCGGCAAGTTTGTGGACTGGTAATGGAAGTACACAAACAATTACAAACACCGTCAATGGCATATCAATGCAACCTGATTGGGTTTGGATTAAGGCTAGAAGTGCGGCTACATACCATAGAGAATTTGATTCAGTCCGAGGTATTTACAAGGCTCTTCCGCCGAACGACACATTAGCAGAACAAAACTTTTCACCTTATGGTGTAACTGCTTTTAATAGCAATGGATTTTCTTTGAATGACGTTGCGTCAAGCGGCTACAACGTCAATGAAAGTGGAACAACATATGTGGGCTGGCAATGGAAAGCATCAGGTTCTACTGTATCCAACGCCAACGGCTCTATCACATCAACTGTAAGTGCTGGTGCTACGCAAGGCTTTAGTGTGGTGACATATACAGGCAATGGAACAGCAGGTGCTACTGTTGGTCATGGCTTGGGTGTTGCGCCTAGCATGATTATTGTTAAATGTAGAAGTAATGCGGCAACAAATTGGGCAACATGGCAAACTACATTACTTGGTTCAGAATATTTATATTTAAATTCAACAGCCGCAAAAGGAACAGGAAATACATCTTTATGGAACGGAACAGTTCCTAGTAGTACAGTTATAACTGTAGGAACTGATAATGATACAAATGCAAATACGAGAACCTATGTTGCCTATGCTTTTTCAGCGGTAGCAGGGTATTCAGCCTTTGGTAGCTACACAGGCAATGCAAGCACAGATGGGCCTTTTGTGTATTGCGGATTTAGGCCAAGGTTTGTAATGTTTAAATCATTATCAGGGCCAAGAAATTGGGCTATTTTGGATTCGGGAAGAAACACATCCAATGTGGCAAATTTTGACCTTTATCCAAATCTAAGTTTGGCTGAAATTACGCAATCAACAGTAGATTTTTTATCAAACGGTTTTAAATTGCGGGTTACTGATAGTGACTTCAATGCGGCTGAGACTTACATATACATGGCATTTGCCGAAAACCCTTTCAAACTTTCT